CACCCGGTTTCCACTGAGACAGGTGCGCAGCTTGCAGACCGTTCGTCTCCGTGCAGCGTGTGCCATCGGACAGGTCAGCGACACATCGGTGACCATCGCGCTCGAGGCACGCGGCACGCACAGCAGCGGGCACGTGCGTCGGTCGGCTGTTCTCCCACGGCATCAGCGTCCACCTACCCGTGCAGCTTGAACTTGTCGGCGCCCATCTCGAATAGGCCGCGAGACGTGCCGCGGTACTGGGTGGCGGGAGTCACGACGGACACGGCGGAGGCATCTCGCTCGATCAGCGACTCCCGGGTGTACTCGAAAACGAGCGCCCACCCCATCGCCATAGGCTCCCCGGTCTCCTCGTCGTCGTCGTGGGCGTCGACGTAGATGAACTCCTCGACGGCGGCAGCGAGCTTGTCCCGGGCGGCGTCGCGCGCATCGCTCATCAGTTGCTCCCCCTCAGCACGGTGTCACCGTCATCGTCCTCGACGTCATCCACGACGGACCGCCTCTCACGGTTAGCGGCAGGGCACCCGGTGCGTCATCGCGGCCGGGCACCCCGCCCTTCACGTTGTCGCGCAGAGCCCCACCGGGGATACGCGATCCTTCTTCCGCGCCCACGGTGCTGCTGACCCAGGGCTTTGAAGGTATGGGGCAGGACCCCACCGGGACTTGAACCCGGACCTCTGCGCCTCACTCGCGCGGCAACGGCTCGGGGATGCAGAAGGTGGTGCCGGGCGATCCGCTCCGCGTGTCAGGGCGGGCAGCGGTTCCGGCCGCTCGTGCAGTCATCGGAGAGCATGCGGCGTGTGAGACGAGATTCCACCCGGGGGCACCGGGCAGGAAGCATGCAGGGCGCGGTCACATCTCGACCACCCCCTGAGGTAGCCCCGGAACGACGAAAGCCCCGCCGGTCTCGGCAGGGCTTCAGGATCAGTTCTGGTGCAAGGCACAGCCTAGCACGAGAGGTGGACACGCTGGACACGCTTAGAACAGCGGCGCGTCGCGCTCAATCATGTGGCGCTCGTAAAAGTCGAAGGTGCGGCGATCGCTGCGGCACTGGCGGGTGTCATAGTCCTCCCACCCGGCCTCGAGGCGACAGCGCGCGCACATTCGGCGCTCGTCGCCGGCGGCGTGTCCGAAGATGATGCCGCAGAACATGATCACCAGCGTCGTGCGCCTCCCGTCGCGGGTGGTCTCTCCGACGGCCACCCGCCCGCACCCGTCACACTGGACGACGAACACGGGCTCCACCTGCACGAGCCCGTGCACGAAGCCGTCGACCGTGGGCAGCAGCGCGGCCACCGTCACGCCCCCGCCGCCTGCGCGCGCCGTGCCACGTCGCGCTGCTGCTGCGTGGCCTCGGCGCGGCGGTACGAGATTCCACCGGCGAGGATGGCGGCGGCGATGTCGTCGTCGAAACGCTCGAGCGCGGCGGCCAGGCGTGCGGTGACGGCCTCCTCGTCGACGTCGAGCTCGACGCGGTTGGGCTGGAAGGGCGCGGGGCCGGGCGTCGCGATCGACCGGGGGCCGGTGAGCTTCACGATCTCTCCCTCCCGGGCCGCCTGCTCAAGGCGGTCCCGGCGCCACTCAGCGAGGCTCACCGGGCCACCCGCACGTACTCGGGCGACTCGGCCGTGACGTTCTCCGCCAGGCGCTTCGCCTCGGTCAGCGAGTACCCCACCGCCGGGAGCGCCGAGAAGAACTCGCCGGGCTCCGTCATCATCGGCATGGCCGCGGCCGCACCGCTCGGGAGGCTGATCTCCCAGAACTGCGCGATGCGGGGGGTTCTTGCGGATGGTGACGCCGTCACCGCGCATGTACTCGGAGCGACCGACCTTGATCCAGGTCAGGTCGTTGCGGTGGGCTTCGTTCTGGGCTGCCGTCGTGTTGAACATGGCTCCACTATACCCGGTATAGTGCCCCATCCGCAATACCCGGTATAGTGCTGCCATGAGCGAAGATCTCCCCGAGCTGCGGCGCACCGTCGAACGCCTCACCGCCGCCGACGAACGCCGCGCCAACCTCGTCGAATACCGCGACCGACAGATCGTCGAAGCACTCGACGGCGGCGCCACATGGAAGCACCTGCAGACCATCACCGGGCTCAGCCCTCGCGGTCTCGCGCTGGCCGTGAAGCGCGCGAAGGGCGACGCATAGGCCATCACGACCACGCCGCCAGCATCCCGGCGACGCTCCCCCCACAGCCCCGAACCCAACGCCACCAGCACCGCCAACAGCAGCACCACCGCGACCGCGCGCGCCGACACCACCACCGGACCCGACGACAGGCGCAGGCTCGAGCCCACCGCGGCCAGCACCACCAGCAACACCGCCGACACCGCGCCCACCGCGACCGCCACCAGCAGCACGAACAGCCACCCCGCCATCACACGGACTCCCGTTCGCTCGGTTGGGTCGTCAGCCACCGCTCCGCCCATCGCGCACTCTCTGCCGCGAGGTCGTCGCCGTGGTCGTCTTGGTACTCGGCGTCCGTGCCGGCTGCCGACCAGTGGAGACGGCACTCGTGGCATGTCCATCCCTCGTCGTAGTCGAGGTCACCGTGGCAACGCAGGCACGACGGCGGCGGGAAGTACAACTCACCGCTCGGCGGCTCGACGAACCCCTGAGCGATGCGAGCGCGCTTCCGGCAGTGGCACAGGTAGAACCCCTCCGGGTGGTACTCGCAGTCTGTGTCGTGCTCACCGCGCGCAACCGCTTCTTCGTACCGTTTCGGGATGTTCGTCTTCCACTCCTCGTGATTCATGCCGGGCTCCCGTTCGTGTGGTTGGTGGTGCAGGTGATGGCGGCCGGGTTGAGGGTCAGCCCGTCCCCCTCGGGAAGCTCGACCGGTGCCGCCCCACAGCACGGCGTCACCGCATCCCCGTGAGGCGGGGTCGCGTGCACGGTCACGAGCGGGCCTCGAGCGCGAGCACCTGATCCGCCACAGCCCGCACCACGTCCCGGTCAGCGTCTCCCGAGCGCACGGACTCGATGCCGACGCGGACCGCCCGGTGAACCGCCTCCCGGTGCTCGGCGTCGGCGACCGTCCCGCGCGGGCGGATCTGGGATGCGTCAACTACGGCCAGAGCGGCTCGCGCTTGATTCAGATACGCGTCACGGTTCCACTGACTCGTCTTCGTCCACGTGAAACCGCCGTCCTTCGGGTCGAAGTAGAGCGCGTGCATGGCCTTCGCCATCTCCTCGACCAGCGCTTTGCGTACGTCGTCGGCGGGCGGGGGTGGACAGGGCATCCGCCGCGGCGGCCACGCGATCGCGCCACTCCCCGTCGAGGCGGGTGAAGTAGTCCAGCCACTGCGAGTACATCGCCTCGGCGGTCGTGAACATCATCGTCGGGTTCATGTCGAAGCCGACGCCGCGCTGCGCGAGCTCGCGCAGATTGTCCGGCGTGGTGGTCATGGGGTCTTCCTCTCCTCTTTCTCGGTGTGCGGTGTGCGCCACTGGCACCCGCACCGGTTGTCGTGCACGATCAGCCCGCAGAACCCGCAATGGGTGCAGCACGGCCACGCCATCAGGTGGCCCGCCGGCGTCCGCGGCGCGCGCGCATCCGCTTCTCCGTCTCGATCACGTCCGCCTCCCGGAACTTCCCGTCGAAGTACCGCGGCTTGATCTCCCCCCCACGCCACCCACCGGCGGATGGTGCGATCGGAGACACCCACCCGTGCCGCGGCCTCCTTCTGCGTCAGCCACATGCGCATGCCCCGTTCACCGCACGCGCCGTGAAGCACTCCGAGCACACCGCCGACGGCGGGAGCACCCGCGGCAGCTGCGGGAGAGCTTTCAGCCCAGGACGGGGCGCGACGGCGGGCAGGGGCGGGCGTGCGGGCGCCGGCGCATCCCGGCCCACGAGCACGGGCGGGTTCGTGTCGGGCACGAGCTCGGCGAACGCCTCCGCCCAGAACCCGTCATCCTCCCGATCATCCGACTCCCACTCGCACGTCGTGCACCGGTACACCGCCGCATCACCCTTCCGACGCGGGGGCCGCACACGCACCGTCTTGCAGTCACACTCCGGGCACGGGTTCTTCGCCCACCGCGGCTGATCATCCAACGGCCACTTCCCCAGCGCGTCGACCACCGACCACCACTCCGGCTCCCCCGAGTGACGGTGCAGCACAGCATCCGCGAGAGCCGTGATCTCCTCCCGATTCGCCAGGTGATCGAAGTCGGCGAGAATCACCTGCAGGTAGAGGTCGGCGTCGTCGAACGCGGCCGCCGTCTCCGTCCCCGCCGCGAGCCCCGCGCGCCCGGCGAGGGTCGGGTCGACCACGGCCGCCCACCCCTGCAGCATCCGCATGAGGTCGTCCGACGCGTCGACCAGGTCCGCCGGCACCGGGGCCGGTAGATCCGGCCGCGACGACGACACCATGACCCGGTCGTAGACCGCAGCCTTCAGCGGGTCCGCCAGCGAGCGGAGGTGCGCAATCAGATCGGCCACGTCCCCCAGCAGGCGGCGGATGCGGCGGTAGCAGCCCTCGCACAGCAGCACGCCGTCGCGAGCGATGCGCGGGGCGCACCCCGAGCACGACGCGACACCGGCAGCAAGCATCGCCGCGGCGCGCTCCGAGCCCTCCTCGACGCCGAGCCACGGGCATGTCGCAAAGTGCACATCCCGCACCGTGCAGCCACGGATACATGCGCGTTCGGTCATCGAAACCACACCCCCCAGGAATGCGCCGCGCCCTGACTTGCCGATGGGTTGGTCTTCCTCGTCGGTCTGGACCGTTCCGAGGTCAAACTGGTGCTCCTCTCCGCAGGTGCACGGGTTGGTGCGGAAGTAGCCGACTTCCGCCTCGCCCCGGTACCAGCGGTCGCAATACGGGATAGCCGTGGGGCGGTCGTGCTCACCTCCGGGGTAGATCTGGTCCTCCCACTGCTCGCTGAGCCGTTCCCGGACGTCGCGATCCATCAGAACGTCGAGCATGAGCTCGTCGAGGTCGGGCAGGTTGTGCCGGTCGATGCGGACGAGACCGCCCGACTCCTCGATGGGCCAGAAGTGCAGTTCAGAACGGGGTGTCGTCTCCATAGCCGCCACCTCCCGTCGACCACGGCTCGGACTCACCGGGCTGCGTCGTCTCCCACTGCTGCCCGGTCTGCTGCGCGGCGGGCTGCTGACGGCCGTTCGACGCCGCGCGCGTCACCGTCGCGGTCGCGTACCGCAGTGACGGGCCGATCTCTTCCACCTCGAGCTCAATCGACGTGCGGTTGTTGCCCTCACGGTCCTGGTAGGTCCGCTGCTTCAGCCGCCCCGTCGCGATGACACGAGACCCCTTCGTCAGCGAGCCCGCGATGTGCTCCGCGAACTCCCGCCACACCGACGCCCGGATGAACAGCGCGTCGCCGTCTTTCCACTCGTTCGCCTGACGATCGAACGTGCGCGGCGTGCTCGCGATCGTGAAGTTTGCCACCGGCAGCCCGTTCTGGGTGTACCGCAGCTCGGGGTCGGCGGTCAGGTTGCCGACGACGGTGATGATCGTTTCCCCCGCCATCAGACCGTCACCTCTTTCGGGTCGTACTGGACTCGAGCGTTCCCGCCCGCCCAGGTGTAGTTACGGAACCGGTGCACCTGATGCCGTCCGCGAAGCTCGCAATGCCAGTGTGAGTAACCGCCGGTCCCGCGCGGGGGCGTGATGTTGCACGCGAACGGCTTCTTCAGATCCACCGCGGCGTGCAGCCCACGGTGATAGAGCCACCGGCGGAGTCCGAACCACTCACCGCGTGCGCGGCACTCCCAGAAGTCCCATCGCCGGAAGAGCTTCATCTCGCGGCGGCTGAGCCCGAAGTGACTGATCTGTTCCCCCCCACCATCCGAGCTTCACGGTGTGCCCGTCGTCCTGGACGTCGAAGATGCGCCACGACACGTCTTGTCCGCGCGTGGCGCTGGCGTCGGCGTAGGCGTAGGTCTTGATGACGCGACCACGCGCCTCGTTCTCGTTCTCGAAGCGGTACCAGAGGTCACGCCCGCGAGGCGTCTCGTACGATCCGGTGCGGTAGTCGCCGGTCAGGATCATCAGCCGGTGCCCCCAGTCGTACCAGGGATGCCGGTCGATCATCACCGTCAGCAAGCGGTGCGCGATCGACCCATCCTTGGTGCCGTAGCGGCGCCGGATAGCCGTCTTCCTGATGGTGCTCATGCTGTCCTCGTCTCTCCGTTGATGTGCTGCTGTCTCACGCCCTGTGCCCACACGGCCATGCGTTCCATGTGCCTGCGGCGGGCCTCGGCGATGAACCGATCCGCGTCAAGTTCTTGCTCGATGCGTGACCGGGTGATGCGCGACTTCGCGGCCTGGTTCTGCACGTGCATCAGCGCCTGCTTCATCCGGTCGACGGCGCAGCCGGGACGCTCGTCACGGACCTTCTCGATCGGCGGGAACTGCTCCCGCATCGCGGCCTCACGGTCCACGGACGACCACCAGACCGGCTCACCAGGGTTCGTCATCGTCGGCCACCGCCTTTCGCATGTCGTGTCGTCTCTGGTCGAGGAAGCGCTTGTTGCGCAGGCGGGCGTTCTGGCAGGCGATGCAAGGATCCAGGGTGGCGTCCGGGTGATCGGGGCAGAACGGGTCCGGGGGCAGCTCCTCGCGGGACAGGCGGAGGCTGTGAGCCTCCCGCCCACCCGCTCCCGCACTCTCGCTCTCGCGCTCCCCCGCGCCCTCCCTCTCCCCCGCCGCGAACGTCTCGCGAGAGGCTCGCGAGGCTCTCGCGACAGGTGGCGGCTCCGGGACGGCGGAGTCCCCCGGCCGGTCGACCCGCGCCCACGCCGTGAACGCGTAGCACTCCCGTCCCGACGCATCCGCGAACAGCACGATCAGGTCGGCCTCCGCCAGCGTCAGCAGGTGATCGACGAGCACCGACTCCGTCACCTCGGACGTCTCCGGCCACACGTCGGCGAGGATCTGCCGCAACTCGACGCGGCCGCGGCCGTGGTCGTCGGCATGCAACCGCAGCCCCTCCGCGGTCACCCGCACCATCGGCGGGAGCGTCCGCGCCGTCACGTACGCCTCGAGCGGGGTCGTTCTCGGTCTGGTCAAGGTCATGGATGACGGTTCCCCTCAGAATTGCGTCGACAGCGGCGGGGAGTTCGTCGATCGACACCCGGTAGCACTCGGTGAAGCCGCGACCGCGGCGAAGGATGATCTCGGACGCGTCGGCGCCGGCCTTCCCGCCCGGGAACGCGCGCGGCCACGTCTTCGCGAGCTCGGCGAGGGCGTACCGCTCCCACGCGGCAGGGCTATCACGCATCAGCATCAGCACCTCAGCGCCCGTCGCGATCAGGTCGCGGATGCGGGAGTCGCGCCACATGATGCCGACCTTCAGCACCCCCTCGGCGGGCCAGTACACGGCGTACACAGTGCCGACCTTCGGGCGGGCGCTCATGCGAGCACCGCCAGGAGGAATTCGGCGACAGCGTGGCCGAGGTCGCGCGCGGCGGGCGGGGTGACGGCGTTCCCGGCCTGCTTGACCTTGTCTCGCTTCGACCCGACGAGGTGGTAGTCCGCGGCGAAGCCCATGCCGAGCTGGATCTCGTGGGGCTCGAGCATGCGGAACCCGGCGTCGTCGACGTCGAGGCTGATCGGCTCGCCTGCCTCGATGAGCGACTGGTGCCCGGCGGTCGTGAGAGCGCGCAACGGCTCGTGCACGGGCGTGGACATCTGGCCGCCGTCGCCGCGCGCCGTGTTGTTCCGCATGATGAGCGCCTGCGTGGTCGCGGTGGTCGCGGTCGGGAGGGGCTCCATCACGGAGCGCGCGCGGTTCTCGTGCGTGTTGGTCAGCACCAGCGCGTGATGGTTGCCCTCGGCGCTCACCGTGTCAATCGGGTGCGAAGTCGGCTTGGCGATGCCGTGGTTTCGCAGCGGCACGACCAGCGCCTCACGGTCCGCCGTAGTCACCGTTCCCATCGGTTCGGTCGTGGCGCGCGCGACTCCCGTCGAGTAGTACGGGACGAGGAGGCCGGTCTCGTTGCGCGTTGACTGCGTGCGCAGCGGGTCGGCGACGGATGCCGCGCTCTTGCCCTCGCGGCCCTCTACCGGCACCAGGAGCGCTTGGCCCGCACCGTCTGCGACGACCGTCGGCAGGGTCTTGTCGAGCGTCTGCGTGCGGTCACGCTCGCGGAACTGCGCGAGGAACGCCGGCGGCATCGCGAGACCGTGCTCGGCGGTGCCCGTCTGCGCGGGAATGGGGGCGTCGAGGTCGCTGACGCGGAGGTAGCCCGATCCGGTCGTGACGCCGTCGTAGGTGTTGCCCGCGGCCTTCGCGATGATCGGCGCCCAGTGGCGCTCGATGCCGCGGCGGATGCGCTCGCGCGTCTTCTCGGCGAGGGGTTTCGCGCGGTCACCGATGCGCGGTGCGGGCAGCGACCAGTCGATGATCGACTCGGCGGCCAGCCAGCCGGGCTCGATCGGCGTCCAGCACGTCGGGCAGCGGTAGACGTACTGAGCGCGGTAGCGGCCCCACGCCTCCTTCTTCTTGAACGCCTGGACGGCCTGCACCTCGCCGTGCTCGGGGCACAGCGCCATCGGCCGGGTCCACTTGCCGACGTCGGGGCCCTGGCGGTCCTTCGACACGAGGTCTTCACGCCACATGACGACGTACATGCGGTCGCGGGACTGCGGCGCGGGCAGGCCGCCGATCTGCGCGTGCATGCTGTTCAGCCACACGAGTTGCATCCGGTAGCCGAGCGCTCGCATCGCCATCTGCCACGCGTCGAACTGGTCCCAGCGGTACGCGTCGACGACGTTCTCGAGGATGATCGCCATGTAGCGGTGGTGCTCGGCGAATCGGGGAATGTCCCACATCGTCGCGCGCGAGCGGTTCGCGGCCTCGTCGGGCAGGGGGCGGGTTCCGTCGAGCTCGAACAGCGCCTGGTCCTGCTGGCGCTGGCGCTTTACGCCCTTCGCGATCGAGTGGTTCGTGCACTCCGGCGATCCCCAGAGCACGTGCGTCTTCGGGAAGTAGGCCGGGTTCACTTGCGAGATGTCGGCTTGCGAGTGGTCCGTGTCGGGGTGGTTGATCTGATGCGACTCGATTGCGAGCGCCCAGTGGTTCGCGGCGATGACGACGCGGTAGCCCGCCTCGACGAGACCCGACGACGAGCCGCCCGCGCCACAGAAGAGGTCGGTGACGGTGAGGCCGTTCCACGGAACCGTGGGGCGCGCGTATCCGACCGGCGCTGCGATGGCGGCGCTCATGCTGCGAGCTCGTATCCGCCGGCGTCGTCGAGGACGACGCGTCCGAACAGGCCGTGCACGATCGGCAGGGCCCGGGGGTCTTCGTGGCGCCAGACGATGAACCCGGCCTCGGCTGCGGCTTCGGGCTGGGCGTGCACGGCGGCGTGGCAGGTCCGGCACAGGTGCACGAGGTTCGCGGGGGCGTGGTCGCCGTGGCGGCGCAGCTTCCGGTGGTGCATGTCGGTCGCGCGGGCCTGGCCGCAGCGTTCGCACACGCCGCGGGAGCGTTCGCGGACGATCGGGCGGGCGGCGGCCATCGGGTCCGCCGGGCGGCGGGGGGCTCACGAGGTCACCCGCGCAGCGGTCGCGATGATGAGGGCAAGGCCGACGGCGACGGCGGTGCCGAAGATCGGGACGGCGCGGGTGACGCCCTGGCCGATGGCGGCGCCGAGCATGGCGGCGGCCGCGACGGTGACGATAATCACCAGGATGAGGAAGACGGTCACGACCGGCCTCCGATCGCGGGCACAGCCACGCTCGGGCGCAGACGCGGGACCGTCGCGGCGGGCGGGTGCGGGACCGGGCTCTTCGCCGGCGCCGGCTCCCACGGCAGCGCCGCGACGGCGGCGTCGACCTCGGCGGCCTGCTCAGGAGTGACCTGCGGTGCGGGTTCACCCGCGGCGGGTTCGGTGGGGCGGGGCACGCGGGGCTTGCCGACCTCGAAGCGGTCTCCGATCGCGTCCGGGTAGGCGCGGGCGAGGGCGGCGCGGAGGACGTACGACTCGAATCTCTCGGTCTGGTTCTCGAGCCAGATGTCCATCCACCGGCGGCCGTTGTCGGCGATCGCTTCCTCGCCGGGGAGCGCTTCGACCCACCGGCGGACGACGATCGTCTCGACGCCATCGCGGCGCACGGTCGCTCTCGCGCCGGCGGGCGGCTCTTCGCTCAGCCACAGCGGCACCCACACGACGCCGTCGGCGGTGAACTCGACCGGGTCGATCTCGAGGCGGGATCCCGTGGCGAGGGCGGCGCGGGTGTACTCCGCGAGGGTCTGGGCGACGTCGTCGACGGGCAGGCGCGGTTCCGCGGGTGCGGGGCGGCGGATGCGGGAGGGGCGGTCGTCGGTGGGCAGCGTGATGTCGCTCATGCGGTCAACGCCTCCTCGGTGTCGTTGTGGTCGTAGATGGCCCACATGGGCGGTCTGGCGATCTGGATCTCGCCGGGGTAGCCGGGCCAGATGCCGGTCTCCGTGCCGATGGCGAAGAGCTCGCGGGCCCGCTTCGCGCGGGCGCGGCCGATCTCGCGGAAGTCCTGGTCGAGGACGATCACCGCGGTGAGGAACGGGGGCTCCTTCTCGACGACGACGAACGCGAATGCGTCGTACTCGATCCCCTCGAAACCGGCGGTCGCCTCGTAGTGGGCGTCCTGCACGTGGTAGCCGTGGTCGGCGACGGTCTTGGCGAACTTCACCGGGGTGGCCTCGTCGCGGTCGGTCTTCAGGTCGACGGCAACGCGGCGCCCGCCCCCGGTGGGGAGCAGGTCGAACCGGCACCGGCAGTCCGCACCCGTGACGGGGTCGGTGCCGAAGACGGATGCCTCCCGTAGTCCTTCCTGCTCGAGCAGCAGTCGCGCCATCGGGTTCGCGAGGATGGCCTCGGCCATCGCGTTGACGTGCTCGATCTCGTGCGCCTTCAGCGGGGTGACGCCGGCGGCGCGGGCGTTCGCGATGAACTCGCGGGCCGCGTCCGTGCCGGTGGTGCCCGACTTCGACAGCACCGACGCCGGGATCTCGACCGTGCCGGCGCCGACGCCGAGCACCTTCGAGTGCACGGCGGTGCCCGCGTCGTACGCCTTTTTGTGCGGCGACGGGTGCGACAGGAAGTGCTCGAACTTCGCCGGGGCCTTCAGCAGCTGGCGGGCTCCGGTCGACGAGAGCGCCGGGTGCGCGTGGTAGGTCTCCTCGTCGAGGTTTGGGACGAGGCCGGAGAGGACGGGTGCAGTGGTCATCGTGCGGCCTTCCTGGGGAGCTTGCTGAGCTTGGTGGTCCAGCGCATGCCGTGGTTCGTGGTGGACAGCGCTTCGAGCTGCACCGCGCGGGTGCGCGAGTTGAGGGCGACGATCTTCCAGCGGGTGCCGCCCACGGCGAGGGCATCCCCCATCTCCCACGGGACGGTCTTGGCGGTGTCTCTCATGTGTGGTCTCCGGTGAAGTGGCGGCGCACGGTGGCGTCGAAGGTGTCGGTCTCGTCGGGGGGTCGCGTCGGGCGCGGTGGAGGCGGACGTGCCGCACGGGCACGAGAAGTCGGCGGTCATGCGGTCATCGCCAGGCGTGCTGCTTTGGTCGCGCGGTCATAGAGGACGATGGATCCCGCGACCGCGACGTTCATTGACTGCGGCTGCGGGGTGGGGATCTCGACGATCGCGTGACATGCGTCGCGCACATGGGCGGGGAGTCCGTGGTCCTCGGCGCCGAGAAGGTACGCGGCGCGCTCGGGGTGCTGGAATCGATCGAGGCGCTGTCCGCGGGGGGTCGAGCTCAACCCCGATGAGGGGGCACGAGTCCGGCAGGTGGTCTACGGCGTCCTGGATCGTGTTGAAGTGGAACAGCGGGATATGCCGGGGTGTGCGCGGGGTGTCCGCCGCCTGGGCCTCGTATCGGCGGCCGATCGTGAAGACGTAGGCAGCGTCGTAGAGGTACGCGGTGCGCAGCAGCGTGCCAATGTTCACCTCGGTCTTCGGGTGGTAGACACCCACGGCGAAGAATCCACGGCGATCCCGCTTGTGATCGCGGCGAGTCATGACGCCACTCGCTCTCGAACCTCGGCGGGGATGGGTGCCTGGAAGCGCTGCTCGCGAAGCCACCGGCGCGGGTGGCGTGCGGCGTTGTGCGCGTGCGCCCATCGCTGCGCGCGGAGGTACGCCGGAGACAGCAGCCACTCGACGAGGGATGCCTGGTACGTCTCGCGGCAGGCGGGGCAGTAGGCGGTGCCGTGGTGCTCGGCGGCGATCTCGCGCTCGGGGTGCACGATCAGGTAGGGGCGGGCGGCGACGTGCGCCCACCGGTCGGCGGGGTCGAGGGTGGCGAGGATGCGCGCGCGGTGGTTCCACTTGACGCGCGCCGGCTGCCAGGTGCGGCGACGACGCTGCGCAGGCGAGAACGCTCGCACTATCGCCGCGGCGGCTTCCTCGAGCTTCGGTGCGGCGAGGGCCGCGAGAGGGGTGGTGCTGTGATCCGTCATGACGTGCCCTTCGGTCGGGATCGGGTGTGTGAGGTTGAGGGGGGTCAGCGGCCGCGGCGCGCTCTTCTCGTCTCGCGGAGAATGCAGACGGCCCACGCGGACCAGGTGAGGAAGATGGCGGGGACGGCGAGCCAGAGGGGCATCTCGTCGGGGTTGATCACGACGCCGCCTCGAGCGGGCGGAGCACGCCGAAGCGGATGCGGAGGCGTTCGACGCCGCGCATGGTGACGCGCACCTGCGGGGCGTCGAGGACGCGCTCCCGCGTACGGGGGGTGCTTGTGCGACTGGGGGGCGCTCGGTGAGGTAGCCATCGGAAACGGCGGACGCGTACGCGCGCCACTTGCCGTCGCTGCCGCGGAAGATCCAGCGGATGCTGTGCAGCTGCTCGAAGAGGCGCTGCGGGCCGGTCTCGACGCCGGCGCGGGCGAGCATCTTCGCGGCATCGGCGACGGCGAAGTCGCCCTCGGCGGATGCCAGCTCGTCCCACGCCTCGGCGCGGGGCGTGAGCTCGGCGACCTGCGCGTCGCGGGCCTCGATGATGCGCTGCGCCTCGAGGACGGCGGCGGCCATGCGCTGCTCGGGCGTCTGCGGGGCGATGTAGGCGCCGGTGCGGCGGATGCTGGGGAGCACCTCGCTGGTCACCCAGCGGCGGAACGCTGCGGCCTCCGGCTTGTCGGATCGGATGACGACCTCGTACATGCCGGCCTCGTTGACGACGCGGGCCATCTGGGAGCGGCCGGAGCGGTCCTCGATGGTGTGATTCCGAATCACGTCACCGTCGAGGCGCTCGGCTCGGAACTGCGACAGTCCGAGCGCCCGGACGATGTCGGCGAGGACGAACCACGGCTCGCCGTCGATGACGACCGTGCGCACGTCGGCGCCGTCGAAGTGAAAGACGGACAGGTCGGCGGTCACGATGCCACCGCCGAGGATCCGGCGGCCTTGCGACGCGCTCTGGCGGGCTGCGCCCAGGCGTCGACGGGGAGCGAGGGCTCGACCGCGTCGGGTCTGGGGAGGCTGTTCTGGTAGGCGAGCTCGTTGAGCTGCTGGGGTGTCATCTCGAGGAACGCGGACACCTTCTCGATGTCCGAGGTGTTCCAGTCGAGCTGGCCGTTGATTCTCCCGTAGGCGGTCGGGAGGGAGCAGTCCAGGACGACCGCGAGGTGCCGCTTGTGGACCTGACGCTTCGCGAACTCGGATCTCACCGCCGTGGCGATCGCCCGGCTATAGTCGGTGGCGGTAATTGCTGGCATGACAAGGAACCTAGTGCGGTAATTACCGCCATGTCAAGTGAAGTTGTCACCGTATGGCGGTAATTGGCTACCATGAGCCCGTGGGCAAGACATCGCATGCAGAGCCGGGCCAGTTCGCCAACGAGCTAGGCGAGTACCTGCGGTACCTCCTCGCCGCCAATGGCCGCCAAGACCTCTCGGGTCGCTGGATGGAGTCGATCACCGCGGGCGCCCGGAAGCGCGACTACTGGACCGCGCTCATCAAAGGCACCCGCGAGATGACGACGAACGACATCGACGTCGTCGCGAAAGCCTTCGGTCTCCCCACGCCGTTCGACTACGTGCGCAACGCCCACGAGCTCGCCGAGACCGGCGGCGCCCCGACGTTCAATGTCGGAACCCACCCCGAGGATTACGACATCAGTGAAGACCCGGGCGAGTACGGACTAGCAGCGAAGCAGCGGCCGACCCCCGGAGCCTGACGCTCAGGGGGGGACATGAGGGAACTACTCGCGATCGCAGCCGGCTACGGCCTGCGCGTGCACGGCGCGCACCTCGACGGCGAGAAGATCGGTACCTACGCGCCCGAGCTGAACCGCATCTACTTCGACCTGTCCCTCTCGGAGGCCGAGCGGCGCTCGGTCATCGCCCACGAGATCGGCCACCACCTCTACGGGCACCTGTGCGACTCCACCGGCAACGAGTGGCAGGCAGACACCTACGCGGCCACGCTCCTCGTCGAGCCCGAGTGGTACGCCGAGCTCGAACGCATCAACGACGACGCCGAGTGGATCGCCGAAGAGATGCACGTCGCCCCGTGGATCATCACCGATTACCGCCGGTACTGCCTTCAGCGCCTTGCACACGTGACCTACGCTCGCCCCCGCATGGGCGCCGAGCAGTGGGACTACCGCGCCCGCACGGTGTAGGCCGCGCCTACAGCTAGCCACCGCGGATCGTAGGCACGCCTTTATTTGCGTGACAATCTGACTTGTCACGCTGTTGGCTTTATTTAACGCCCGCACCGTGGGAACATGGCTCAAAACCGCGTGATTCTGCGGCTAGCTGGGCCACCGGGGCAACAGGGACGTACTGATTCGATTCCCGTCAGCCCCTCCAATGATTGCAAGGCATCCCGGGCCGTTTTCGGTCCTGCGCCTACACCTGGGCCTACATGTCGGAGGTCACGCCTAGAAATAGGGAGTGACCATCGTGACCGCATCAACCCGACTTCGCCTAGGCGCGCGCCGTGGGTAGCCCGAGCCTGGGCACGCGCACCCTCTCCGACGGCACTGTCCGATTCCGCGTGCAGCAGCGCGTCAACGGGCGCATGCAGCAGAAGACCTTCATCCACGTCGAGGGCGCCGAGCAGTTCAAGTCCCTCGCCGGCCGAGTCGGCTGGGAACACGCCGTCTCCGTGCTCGAGGCGCGAGCCCGCGACGCCTCCATGCCGACCCTGCGCGAGTGGACGACGCGCTACCTCGACGCCGAGTCCGGCATGCTCACCGGCGTCGAGGAAGGCACCCGCGACGACTACAAGCGCGCCGCCGAGCGGTCCTTCCTGCAGGTCCTCGGCGACATGCCCGTCGACGCCATCACGAAGGCCGACGTCGGCCGGTGGGTGACCTGGCAAGAGAAGCAGCTCACCCGCGGCACGAAGAAGCCCGTCTCGATGAAGACCGTCCAGAACTACCACTCGATCCTGTCGGCCGCACTCCGCGCCGCCACCGAGCACAAGCTGCGCGCCGACAACCCCGCATGGAAGACCCGCATCACCCGCGGAGAGAAGCGCGACGGCGTCTTCCTGACAGCCGAGGAGTTCGCCACCATCCTCACCTTCACCCCGGAGCGCTACGAGGGCCTGCTGCTGTTCCTCGCTGGCACCGGATGCCGCTGGGGCGAGGCCACCGCACTCACATGGGAGAAGGTGGATCTCGAAGCTCAGCCGCCGACGGTGCGCATCGACCGAGCATGGAAGCGCGCGCCCCGCGGCCAGAAAGTGCTGAAGCAGCCGAAGTCGAGGAGGTCCCGCCGCACCATCAGCCTCAGCTCCGATGTCGCGCACGCGCTCGGCGCCCCCGGCGCTCCCGACGACCTGGTGTTCCCCAGTAGGACGGGCCGCGCTATCGACCACCGCAGCTTCCGCCCGAACGTGTGGCTCCCCCTCATCGCCCGCGCACGCGACCCTCAGCTGTGCGCGGAGGCCGGCGTCCGCCCGCTGAAGAAATCGCCGAACCCGCACGACCTGCGCCACTCCCACGCCTCGTGGCTGATTGCCTCCGGGGTGCCCCTGCCGTTCGTACAGGCGCGCCTGGGGCACGAGTCCATCACGACGACGGTGAACACGTACGGCCACCTGCAGCCCGACGCGCACCAGCAGATGTCCGACGTGATCGGCGCGACATTGGCCGGAGTCCGCCCGCTGCGTCAGGTCACTTCTGGTCGCGAAGACAAAGAAACTTGACACGGCGGTAATTACCGCTCCATACTCGAACCATGAGCAACAACACCACCAGGCCGGTGGCGGTGAACGCGGAGACGCGGAACGCCAGAAGACATCTGGGGGACGATGGAGTCCCCGCCAACGGCACGAAGCATCCCACCCCGGAACCTGACGCTTGACCCCCCGGCAAGCCGAAGACCAGCCCCCCGTCTCGCCGAGCGGGGGGCTTTCTTCATGCCCGGGTCAGAGCACTCCCCCCGCACCAGACGTTCTCGCCACGCTCGGCGTGCTTCCGCCAGCCCGTGTGCGCGGTCTGCTGCGTCGCGCCGCGCCCGGTAGTCCCGCACTCGCACACCCACGCCACGAACAAACCGTCAGCATCCTCGTCGAGGCGCAGCTCCTCGAGCGCGTGATCTTCCATCGTCACGCCGCCTCTCGGTCGAGTACGCGCCGGCACAGCATCGGGTCGAGCGCCCACCCCTCGGCCGTCATCGCCGCATGACGCAGCAGCTGGTAATACCTCGCTGGCCGTACACGCATCTCTCCGAAGATGCGCTCCTCCTTCGCGCTCGTGTGGCGCGGATGACGGTTCTCGAAGGCGAACATCTCGGGGACGGTGGGCATGGGATGAGTCTCCCCCCGGACCTCCGACATCGCCATGTCGGTGGCGTGACTTAGCCTGTCTCCTGGCCGGGGAAGGGGACCGGTCTATGGGTTCGACGAAGGTCAGCGACGAGATGCTCTCGCGCACGCTGGCATCCGTGCATCCGATCACACTCCCACTGCAGGCCTACGGGCCGCAGCCGGTCGAGTGGTATCGGGACAAGCGGCCCGTGTGGGCGTGGGTGCAGTGGCCAAACCGCGCCGCCGAACGCGTCGAGGCGTGGGCGATGGGCGCGAACGACCGCATCGTCGTGCTCGAGGTGCCCTGCGACGGCGGCCACTGGCAGCCCGTCGTCTGGCGCAATGCCGTCACTGTGCGCACGCTGTGACCCAGCGCGACCGAGCGTCTACAGTGAGGCCGTGACCCGTCTCCCCCGCATCACCCCGCTGAAGCGCCGGCAGATGTCCGGCTGGTCGGCGATGGCGCTCATCAACCTGTCGAGCCTTGCCGTCGTCGTCGGCATGCTCCTTGTCGGCGCGGCGATCGACAGGGTGTTCTTCAGCGGCTGACCGCCCATACCCGCGGGGTGAACCGGCGGGTGAGATCCGCCCGGAAGCAGCACCCCGGGGCCCGCCGCTGCGTAACGTGACCGCCATGTCCCGACACAGCCTCATCCGCACTTCCGAAGCTGCGCGCACCCTAGGCGTCAGCCGGAGAGCCCTCCGCGCCTGGGCCCGCGCAGGTCTTGGGCCGACGCCCGATCGTTTCGGACGGTACGACCGAACGGCCCTCACCGAATGGGCGCAAGAGATGTCGGCGGGCGCTCCTACGATGGACCGGTGCTGATCGGAACCATCCGCCCCGTCGAAACCCACACCCTCACCGTCGAGGCGCACTCCCTCGCAGAGGCGCACGAGCTCCTTAAAGCTCAGTGCCCAGCTGGTTTCGAGCTCGCCAGCGCTCCCGTCACGATGGGCAAGGGCACGACACTGCTCACCGCGGTCGGGACGTTCGTCCGTCGCGACGGCGCCCGCGACATTGAAGCCGCCGACCGAGTCGCGCTCGACGCGCAGGTCCCCGATGGATGGTCGCTCATCACCGTGCGCCGAGCCTGACGCTCCGACGCGCCCTCGGTTAAGATGAGCGCATGCAGAGCCAGGCGTCGATGATCGCGCGGTGGGCCCTGCTCATCTGCGTCGCTCTGACCCTGCTCGTGTTCATGGATGCTCTGTGGCTCCGGGTCGCGGCGGCTCTACTTGCGGCATGGGGAACGCTGGCGCTTGCCGTGTGGGCTCACCGTCTCGGCTCCGCTCCAACACCTCAGCCAGCCTCTCGATCTCCTCGACGCTGAATCTCGCAGGCTCGTCGTCATTGGATGATGCGACCTGAACCATGAATCCTGCAGCCGTCAGAATCAGCGACATCCACGCCGTGGCGGCCAACCCCTTCTTGCTAGCCATGGCCGCGAGCACCCCAGGCAGGACAGGGCTGATCTTCCTGAACGTATTCAGCAGTCGGGACACGACCTCGACTGGATGGACGCTCCCGTCCTCCGTGACACGCTGCGCCCACCGGTGAGCCTCGCGCAGCTCCGCGATCTGCTCGTGTGTCAGCTCAATTTCGACGCTGCCGTCGGGGGTGCATCATCGCCGGGATCGAGGTCACTTGGCGCTTACACAGAGGGCACGGCACGCTCATGGTGATCTGGAGGCCGCCGTTGCTCTCGGGGCTACTCACGATCGGCGAGTGGATAGGGATGAGGCCATCCTCGGGGCAGTCCAGCAGGGCGATGCTCACCCGCCCGATGCTACCGACGCGCGAGCCGCCGTCAACGGGTCCGCAACGACAGAACGCCCCCGGCATCCACCCACCCGAAGGTGACGGACGCCGGGGGGCATTGATGTTCACGGCATGACGGCGGGGTCGGTCCACTGGTCGCCGCGGTACAGGCCGCCGAGGTTGATGACCTCGGCGTTGTGCCACGCGAGCGCGCGGGCGTGCGCCTGGGAGTAGGTGAGACCGGAGACGGTGAGGTCTTCGATGTAGCCCATGTAGTAGATCCACGACGGCGACTTGTTGATGGTGCTGCCGATGGTGCCGAAGAAGTTGAGGATCTGGTTGACGTCGCTACCGGCGGGCCACCCGGCGGGGTTGTCGCTGGTGCCGATGTCCATGAAGAACGCGCCCGGAACCGGCTGACTCTCGGTCTTGCCGAGCACCTGCGAGGCGGAGGTGGCGGGGGGCGGACTGGATGACGCCGGAGCTGTTCTCGAGGAATGAGGACCTCACCGGCGACCCGGAGGCGATGGCGGAGAGGCGCTGGTAGATGTGCGCGGCGCCGCCGGCGCGAGTGACGCGGCCGGAGAGCGACATGTAGAAGCGGTGTTGCGGGTTCGCCTTGATGTAGGCGGCGATCGCCGCAGCCATGTTCAGCGAGAAGTAGTGCGACGCGCTGTCGTTGACCTTCGAGACGATGACCTCGAGCGCGCCCTTGAGGGTGCGGCCGTAGCGTCCGTCCGTGCCGTCGACGAAGCCGGAGTTGACCAGCTTCGACGACAGGCTCTCCGCGGAGCCCGCGCCGATCATCGCGGCGGCCTCACGCCAGGCGATGTTCGGGATGGACGCGCCCCAGGCGGGCTTTTCCGTGATCGTGACGCCGAGCTGCCCGTTGGGGTGGCCCGGGGAGTGCATGAGGAGGCTGCCGGCGTTCAGCAGCCGGTCGGCGCGGACGATCTCGCCGACGTAGTCCGGGGCGTCGATCTCGATCGCGATGGCGGTGGGAGGCATCTGGGGCTCCGTTCAGAAGGCGAAGACGGGGGTCAGGGTGAACGCGATCAGCAGGTACGAGGTGCCGTCGCCGCCGGTGAACTCGAGGTCGTATTCGACCTTCGACCGGCCGGAGTTGCGGATGGTGCGCGACACCTGCACGCCGATGCCACCGCTCGGCGACGTCGACTTGCGGGCGATGACCCCGAACTCGCCCGCGCTGCGCGGAGCGCTCGATGCGACGGTCTCCCGCGGGTCGTAGTTCGGGTTCAGCGTGTTCGGCGCGGTGAACTGGCGCGGGTCGTACGCCGGGTTCGGGATGGTCTTGCCGATGCCGGGCGCTGCCCACCCGATGCCCTCGACGAAGTCGCGCTGCGTCGCTACGACGTCGAACGGCTCGAGCACGGAACGCGAGTGCATCGGGCCCGAGGTGTGCTCGAGCACGGTGTGGTGGCGCAGCTTGAGCGTCCAGTCGGACGCCGCGGCACCGGTCTGCCCCTCCGCCATGATGCGCAGGTCCCAGCGGTGCGCGGGCGCTTCGGCGAGCAGGTCGATGAAGATCGCCGGCTGGAACGTCGCGACGAGCTTGCCGTAATCGGGGTTCGGGTTCCCGTTGGGAAGGGTCTTGCCGTAGATGCGGAAGTTGGACGCCGCGGGGACGATGATGTGCGGGACGCGCATGGCTGCTCTCTCCTCCGATCAGGCCGCGAGGCGGAGATCGTCGCCGACGGTGACCCAGCAGTGGTCGACGTAGGCGCGGTTCTGGGTGAAGTCGGGGTTCTGCGAGGACCGCTCGAGACCGAAGATCGCGTTCAGCCCGTACGAGAACTTGTCCAGCGAGGACGTGTTCAGGTGCTTGTCGCGCGCCATCTGCCCGCCGAGGCTGCGCAGGTCGAACGTCTGATCGTTGATCTGCGCCTCGACGTACCCGGTTGTGCGCGACCACGTCAGCCGCACGTAGGTGAATGGGCCGCCCTTGAACTCGTTCAGCCCCGAGAACAGGTCACCGCTGCCAGCGAGGGTGATCGGGTCGGGCGCCGGGTCGAGCTTGTTGTTCGCGGTGTCGTAGCGGTCCTTGATGATCTGCCACGCCGGCGACTGGTACAGGTTCGCGGTGGAGCGGTCGAGGAGCTGCAGCACCGGGAAGCGGCGCCCGTCGCTCGCGGTGGGCTCCTGCATGTCCAGGCCGATGTAGAACCGACGCCAGGGGTACTTGTAGGGCCGGTTCGCATCGTACCCGTCCACGCCGACCGGGGGCACGCCAGTGCCGACCAGCGCGACGATGAGGGAAATGCTGATGGTGTCCCACTCGGTGGCATCCTTCACCAGCGCCATGCGCTTCACCGCCGAGGACGTGCGGGTGTTCTCGTCCTTCGTGTAGTGGTTCTCCCCCGTCGCGAGGCAGAGGGTGTACTTGCCGCTGAAAGGGAACCCGGTGGAGGGCGCGAGGGTGGTGTTGATCTGGTCGTAGCCGCCCATGTTGGGGTTGAACCCCTGGGAGGTGCCGGTGGCGAAGTCGTCGAACGACAGGGTCTTCCCGCGCTTGCGGAGCAGCACGCTGGGCCGCTTGGTCGCGTGGAAGGTGCGGTCGAAGATACTGGGGTCGAATGCCGCGGTGCGGCCGGCGCCGCCGAGGGTGGCGATCTCTTCGAGCGTCATGGCGGTCTCCTACTTGTCTGCGATGAAGGTCAGCGATCCGTCGTCTTCGACGCGGACGTACAGCGGCTTGCCGGGGCGGAAGTGCCCCCACTCGTTCGGCTCGCCCGAGACGCTCAGCACCACGCCCGGGGCGTAGAAGATGCCGGTCGAGCGGATGCCCATGAGCACGGCGCGGGTGGTGCGCTCCGTCACGCGGAACAGCCACCCGCTGATCGGGTTGGTGAAGCGGAACCAGGCACCGCGCTTGCGGGCCATGAGCTCTTCGGAGTTGTCCGTCGGGAGGCCGAGGTTGTCGGCGTCGAGGAACCCTGCGGCGCCGGCCTTGTTCTGGAACGACACGGACCGGTCGGGCAGGTACATCGGCACCGCGTTGCGCAGGACGTTCTGGCCCTTGAGGTACGCCTCGGCGGCGCCGGGGACCGCGGCGGACACCGCCGGCGGCACGGCGGTGCCGATAGCCTGCGCGAGCTGCGCGCCCAGGTCGGGATCGGCCTGCAGGGCGGCGGTGATCAGCGCGTCCGCGATGGCCTGGATGGCGGCGCGCGTGTCGGAGTCGTCCCGGTTGATCTCCGAGGCCATCACCTGGTCGTTGGCGAAGAGGATGTTCGCCTTGGGCACCCATCGCGACATCAGCGCATCACTCCCACTCGAAGTAGTTCGGCTCCCCGGGGAGAGCGTTGGTCTTGTACCAGGCGGTGTAGGCCGACGGCGTCAGAGACTGCACCGGCCGATCCCAGCCGGGCTCCCCCTGCGCGATCGCGCGCGCGGGCCCGACCCACATCTGCGCGGGGTTGGTCGGGGCGATGACGAGGGCGGAGAAGATCCCGCCGCCCGGGGGCACCTTGAGTCGCCACCCGGGGTGATCCCACGGGGCGTAGTCGGCGCCGGCGACGAGTCGGTCGACAGTCACCTCGTACCAGACGTCACCGCCGGTGACGTTCCACAGCGCGTCGGTGCCCTCGAGCTGGACGGTCCACGACCCGTCGGGGCCGAAGGTGTCGACGACGATCGGGCGGGAGAAGAACATGCCGCCCGCGCCGACCGCGGCACCGTTCGGGCGGAAGACGAGGCGGGGCGAGATGCTCGCGTCGAGCGCGCCGCCGAAGTCGCGCAGCGTCCCGGTGATGGTTTCCAGCGCCATGCGCGCGGCTCCTCTCAGCCCTCACCCTGAGGTGACGGCGCGGGGGTCGGGATGTGGAGGGCGACGGCGGCGACGGCCCACACGAGGAGGGCCGCCGCCAGCAGTCGGATCACGACCGGTCGAGCTCGTCGCGCGCAGCCTGGTAGTCCGCGCGGGTGGACACCTTCGGGTCGGGCAGCACGAACGTGCCGGAGTCGTCGCGCTCGAGACGCACGGCGGGCACCGAGCCGAGGCCGACGCGGGTGAGCAGGTTGTTCACGCCGGGGACGGCCATGATGCGGGCGGCGAGGCCCATCAGCAGCGCGGTGACGGCGATGATCGCGTTCAGCCAGACGAACACGACGGGCGGGATGGGGAGGTCGGTCTGGGCGGCGAGGTAGGCGGCGACGGCGAGGCCGACGCCGTTGACGATGGGCACGAGCACGACGAGCGCCTGCACGATGGTGCGCAGCACGCGCTGGCCCTTGAACCAGATCTCGGGCGGGATGGTGGGGGTGATCGCGTTCACGGGGTGTCCTCCTTGGACGGTGGGTGTGCGGGGAACTTGGGTGGGGTCGGGTTCTCGCCCATGGCGCGCTGCATCCAGTAGTCGCGCCACGCCTCGGCCTTCTCGGCGCGCTGGATCGCGTCGGCGTACGCGCGGAAGTCGATCTCGTCGTCCTCGCGCTCGGCGACGGCGGGGATGCCGACCTCGGGGGCAGGGGCCTTGTCGGGTCGGCGCCATGCGCCGATGAGGTCGGCGATGGCCTTGGTGAGTCCTGCGACGGCGGTGACGACGACGGCTGCCACTCCCGCAACCGCCACCCACGCGTCCACCGTCATCAGGTCTCCTTCGACTGGGCGATCGCCTCCACGTGGGTGGTGCGTCCAGACCGGAGTGCGCGCCGGTATCTCGCGAGGCCCCACACGATCTGCGCGACGCGGACCGCGGCGGTGAAGCCGAGACCGGCGACCATGAGCTGCGTGAGGGGGTTGGCGCCGAAGCCGTACTCGTGCACGAGCGCGAACCACAGCAGCAGGTAGCAGAGCGAGACGACGCCGGTGGCGATCGCCTCGACGCGCTGCACGGCGCGCATGCGGGTGCCGTGACCCTCGGCGCGCTTCATCAGCGGGAGCGTGCTGAGGGCGATGCCGGCGGCGACGAGCAGCACCCACTGCCACACGTCGGCGAGGAGCGTGCTCCACGCCTCAAGCGCGAGCGGCTGATACACCTCAGCGACCGACAGGACGGGGATGCCGAGGGAGATGACCATCGCGCCGGCCGCCCAGGCGTTGTCGGGCGAGGTGAGGCGGACGGCCTTAGGTTCGTCCATCGACTTCCCCCCCGTCCGACCAGGCACGACATCCCGGCAACGAGCGTCAGCAACGCCAGGGCGGTGTAGACGATCGGGGCGGACGGAGCGAAGCTCGGCGAGAACGCGATCGGCAGCACCCACGCGACCCACACCATGCCCAGCAGGAACGCGGGCACCGCGGCCGCCGCGCGGGAGTGCACGAGCAGCGCGACCATGAGCACCCCGAGCGCGAACATCGACAGCCCCCACCACGCGGGCGCGACGAGGGCGAACGCCTGCGCGAACGACGGGATGCGCGCGTAGTCCTTCGGGGCGGCGACGATCGACGCGCCGAACACGGCACCCACCAGGCCGAGGATCACGGTGATGACCTCGGCCAAGTAGATGTCCGCGAGCTTGTAGCGCCACGCCGTCGGGATGACGGTCATTAGCGGTGCCACATGTTGCCGGGGCGGACAGTTCCGTCGTCGGGGTTGAGCACGCAGAATTGCCCGTCGCGGAAGTCCCAGATGTTGAGGTCGCAGCCGTACGTGCGCAGCAGCACCGGGAGTTCCTTGATGGTGGTGTCGAGCCAGGTGTCGTCGGCGCGGACGATGTTCTTGATCCGCTCGGGGTCGTCGTCCTTGACCAGGTGTCGGAAGATGCCGGGGCCCAGGATGGCCTTGACCAGTCCGTTGGGGCCGGCGTCGATGTTGAGTGCGAGCATGTCGTCCTCCTCGGACAGGTTGGGGGCGGTTGGTGGTGCCGGGGGTTGATGACGATCGACGCGAACGCGGGGACCGTGAACGGGTCGTAGTCGCCGATGTGCCAGAGCTCGCGCGGCGAGACGAAGTCGACGACGAAGCCGACGGCGCGGCAGAGCGCGACGAAGCGCGCCCACGCGAGGGACTCGTTGCCGGGGGCCAGCGCGCCCCAGTTGTTGACGTCGATCGCGGCGCAGTCGCGGCCCTGGTACGTGAGGCCGTGGGAGGAGTAGCCGGGCACCGCGGCCCAGATGCCGAGTTCCTCGCGGTACTGGATCTGCACGTCGAGCGGGCGGTACCCGTTCCATCCGGGGGTGATGCGCAGCCGCACGCCGTACTTCTCCCAGGCGAGACGCTGCAGCTCCGCCCATCGGGCCGCGGTGCCGACCGGCAGGTAGTGCTGTTCGGCGAGCTTGACGAGGTCACCCAGCGGGGCGCGACCATTCTGATAGCGGGGCATGACCGCGTCCTTCCTGTTGGCCCGGGCGTATGCCGCGGGCGCACGGATGAGTAGGGTGAAGCGCATGAAACGTGGACTCGTCGCCGCCGGCTTCGCCGCCCTGCTCCTGCTCACCGGATGCACCGGGATGCAGGAGCAGGAGACCATCGCGGTCGCGAGCGACGCCCCCGCGGGAACCACCGCCGCAACACCGCCGGCTCCGGTCGAGACCGAATCGCCCGCGGCGCCCGTCGAGGTGACAGCCGCGCCGGAGAAGACGGCGACGCAGCGCGACGCCAACGACTTCCTTGTCCGCACGCAGCTGGCGCTCGACAACTGGGGCGTGACGATGAACGCAGATCAGGTCCGCTCGGCCGCCGACTACACCTGCGACCAGTTGGCCGCGGGCGTGCCGCACAATGACGTCGTCGCGATCACCGGCGAGGTCCCCGATTACGCCAATGGTCGGTTCGTGGACGTGGTCGTCGAGGGCTACTGCCCCGTTCGCTAGCCGGCGTACCGCTGCATGAAGATCTGCGGGTCGACGGGCACACCGTTGACTCGGATCTCCCAGTGCAGATGATCACCGAAGCTATTCCCCGTGTTCCCTACGGGCCCCAGGAGATCGCGCTTCTGGACTGTCTGGCCGACGGCCACGATCGGCGCGGTCTTCATGTGCCCATACAGGGTTTCGACCTGGTCACCGTTGATGGTGCCGTGATCGACGATCACGTAGTAGCCGTATCCAGTGGTGCCACCCGATCCGCCAGCGAACGAGACCACGCCGCGCGCCGCGGCGGGGATCATCTGTCCGGTCACCCCTGGACCGGCCATGTCGAGGCCGTCGTGCGTCGGCCGGTCCGGCGGGCGAAAGCCGTAGGTAATGGACGATTCGGGGAACGGGTACTCGAACTGGCCAGATCCTGGCCCACCGTACGCGGGGTCGATCATGCCCAGCAGGCCGCTATTGTCGACCGTCACCCAGCTTCGGCCCTCCATATCCTGGTGGTTGACCAGCCCGTTTGCGCGGATACCGTCCGCCCCGAACGCGATGCTGCTGCCTCCCGCGTAGACGGTGACGCCGCCCTCGTTGAAGACCACGAAGCGTTCGCCGTCGTAGATGCCGAGGTAGTTCGACCCGGCGTTGATGGTGCGTTCATTGCCGAACTCGAGCTGGCCGCCGTTGACACCGGGATTCATCCGCATCCCACCGGCGATGATCTCGCCGGTGGCCCCGTCAATGACGATCTGGCTTGTGCCTTCGCCGACGTAGATCTTCCCGCCGTCGATGCGGACCTTCTGCGAAGTGATCTTGCCCAGCACTTCGAGCTCGGAGAGCAGCTTCGCGGCTCCGGATATATCGACGGGACCACGCAGGAAGCTCGACCCAGTCCAGTCGAAGACACCGGAGCCCTCGATGCGGCCGAGGACGGTGAGGATGCCGAGGCCCTCGATGATCTGCCGTCCGATGGTGCGGAGGGTGCCGACGACGAGCTGCGAACCGCGGACGATGAGCGAGTCCTCGCCGACGAACTCGGTGCTGCCGCGGTGCACGGACGCGTTGCGGCCGTAGGTGGCGGTCTCGAGGCGCTCGATCCGCTCCATGAGTCTGTCGAAGTCGCGCTCGGGAGCGTCGGGACGTTGCCGGTCAACCATCCTCGGCCTCCCCCATTCCGAGCGTTTCGAGCGTGAGCTTCACCGTGTTCTGGTCCGCGAGGTCCATCCCGAACCCGAGCACGCGGTGTTCGGAGTACCCGTCGCGGGCGAAGCGGTGTCCGTCAGAGTTCACGCCGATGAGCGATCCGATGCGCAGCTGCGTCAGGTCGATCGCTGACGCGTCGAGGTTGAACGACCAGCTGACCGTCGGTGCGACGCGCGCGTCGAGGTATCCCCGCGTGCGCTGGTAGAGCACGTCGCCGACGTCGGACTTGAACGTCACCTTGCCGTCGCGCGCGAGCGGGCCGATGGGCTGGGGTACCTGCGCCACCTCGAGGCGCTGCTCGGAACCGTCGCCGATGCCAAACATGCCCGTGTAGACACCGCGGCCGCGGCGCTTGATCTGAAGCCCCTTCAGCGGTGACAGCTCGGCGCCGAGGGTGACCTCGAAGTCGGGTCCGGTGAGGAACGGGGAGCCGATGCGCGCCTCCCACCCGTATTTCCCGTCGATCCGCTCGGGCTGGAAGTCGAGGTCGGGGCCGCCGGGGCGCGCCTCGATGTCGCTGACGATGGACTCGCCGAGGCGCATCTCGTAGCACCACGTCTCGAACTTCTCCGAGCCCGCCTCCTCGGCGGGAAGGCGCACGGGCACCGCCCAGTTGTTATTGCCGACCTCATAGCGCAGGAGGTAGTACAGCGCGCGGGACATGATGCCCCGCCACGACAGCCCCTCCCACAGGAACAGGCCGTCCTTGTGGTAGCCGCCGATGCCGTAGAGGAACCGGCCGCTGATGAGCTCGCGGAGGTCTGTGTGGGTGACGGTATAGGTGCCGGCGGCGTCGTCGTAGTCCCAGTCGAGGATGAGCCCGTGGTAGATCGGGACGTCGTCGACGAGATGGGACAGCACGCGGTCGCGTGGCGCGTCCTCGCCGAACAGCTCGATGCGGTCCGCCGGTGACAGCCCGAGGGCGTCGATCTGGAAGACGTGCTGGGAGTCGGTGATGCGGCCGCGCTCGAACCCGCCGCCGGATGCCTCGACGACTTCGAGCTCGACGCCGGTGCGGGTCTCCCAGATCACCGTCTTCGAGACCACTGAGGCACCTCCGGTCAGACGAACACGTGCGGAGAGTCCGCTTCGATGCTGCCGCCGCTCACCGACACCTGAATGGCGGAGGTGGCGGGGACGGTGAACAGCTGCAGGCGAGCGAACCCGCGGATGACGCGCTGCCCGTTGACGTACAGGCGGCCGGTGGCGAGGTCGATCGTGTGCGTCTCGCCCGCGTTGAGCGGACGCTGCACAACGATCTGCCGACCACCCGGCCCGGTGATGGTGTACCCGCCGGGCTGGGCGCCGCGCACGGTGAGTCGGGGCGATGCGGGGAAGTTGCCGCGGTTGAGGATGCGGATGCTCGCCGCCGGCGCGTCGACCTCGGACGGATCAGGCTGCTCATATCGGCGCGGGTCAGCCGCCCACCATGCCATCGAGAACGCCGCGCGCCGGCCAGTGCCGTCGTCGACGAAGGTGGTCTGCTGCCCGCCCGCGAGCCGCGCGGTCGCGGTGTGGAGTCGCTCGCCCTTCTCGATGCTGACGGGGAACGCGGCCCCGTCCGCGCCGTGGCCGGTGACCAGCGCCCGCCACTCCTCGAGGTCAAGGGGACTGCGCGCGATGCAGACGCCGGTGATGGTGATGAGCCGACCCGCCAGGAACCCGGGGACGTCGAACTCGCCGTGCGCATTCGGTCGCTCTGCTGCTGTACGCCGAGTCACCGGCTGGTCGTCCCACCCCGTGAAGCCGCGCGGGCCGACGTACAGCCCGCGCGCCTCGCCGACGGTGGGGGCAGGGCGGATGTCCAGCCGGCCGGACCGGATGCGCAGCAGTTCCATCCGCCCTACCCCCCTCGCTTGGCGATCAGCTGACCGACCGTGTGCGCGGCCACCTGTCCGGTCTCGACCGGGTCGGATGAGCCGTACACCTTGACCTCGACCGGCGCCGCGGGCTCGCCCGCGTTCCCACTGTGCTGCCCTGCGTTTGCACCGGGTGCCGGGCGGGGGTTGACGGGCGGAACGGCGGTGAGCGCGACCATCGCGCGTTGCACGACGGTGGTCGAGTCGGTTACGCCGAGGGCCATGCCTTCGCCGACCATCTGGCCCACTTCGGCGCGGAACACCCGCGACGGGGACTGGATGCCGAGGGTGTCCTTGGCCCAGCCAATGACGCCGTCGAAGAAGCCGCCGATCTGCTGGAACAGCCAGTCGCCCATCCCGGAGATGCCCTCCCAGAACCCGCGGACGACGTCGCCGCCGGCGCTGACGAGCCACTCTCCGGCGTTGCCGATGGCGCCCATGACGGTGTCGAAGATGCCGCCGACGAACCCGCCGATCTGGCCGATTGCGGTGGAGACGGCGCCGACCATCCCGTTCCAGATGCCGGCGAAGAAGCCGCTGATCGCGGACCACACGCCGTTCCACCAGTCCGACAGCGCCTGCACGGGCCCCTGCACCGCGCCGATGACGGTGGCGATGATGGGGACGAGGAAGGCGAGCAGCCCGTTCCACATGCCGGTGAAGAAGTCCACGACCGCGGTCCACACGGTCGTCCAGAACGTCCACAGACCGGTGAAGTACCCGACGACGAGGCCAACGATGAACTCCACGATCGGGGTGAGGAAGGAGACGATCGCGTTCCACACGGTGGTGACGACGGCGACGATCCCGTTCCAGATGGTCACGAGCACCGCGGCCATGACGAGGATGATGTTGACCCACGTCTCGACGTACACCCGGATGAGGGTGGCGATGAAGTCGAAGATCGGGCCGAGGAACGACGTGATGCCGTTCCACACGCCCGTGACGACCTCGACGATGCCGTTCCACAGGTCGGTGAAGAACGACGCCAGCGCCGTCCACACCGTCGTCGCGACGGAGACGATGTTCGCCCACGCCTCACCGAGGAAGCGGGTGAACTCGCCCCAGATCGCCTGCCCGAGCTCTGTCTGCGTGAAGAACCACACCAGCCCCGCCACGAGCGCGGCGATGGCGGCGATGATGATGCCGATCGGGTTGGCCGACAGCGCAGCGTTCAGCAGCCACTGCCCCGCCGCAGCGACACGGGATGCCGTGTTCGCCGCGATCGTCGCGATGGTGCCTCGCGCGGTGGCCGCGGTGTTGACCGTGGTCGCCGTCGTCGCCGCACCGGTGGAGGCCGCGGCGCCGGCCTTCGCCAGCGCGAGCTGCCGCTCGATGCGCACGGAGTTGTTGCGCATGACGTTGTTCGCGAAGTACACCGGCGCGGCCGCGAGCTCCCCGGCGCGCAGCGCGAGGGTGGCGTTGGCGACGGCCGCGGACGCCACCCGCCAGGCGATGAAGCCGGCGACGATCAGCGGCATGAACTGGATGACCGTGTCGACGTTGTCGGCGAGGAAGGACAGCACCTGCGTCAGCACGGTGATGCCGCTGGCGGCGAGCTTGCCGATCGCCTCTCCGATCTTCGGCATCTGCCCCGCGAAGGACGCGAAAGCGGGCTGCAGCGTTGCCAGGGACGCCCCGACGGATCCGAGCGAGGTGGACACACCGTCGATGCCGCCGCTGCCGCCGCGGAACGCATCGAACATGCTGCGCACGACGCCGGCGATGCTGGCGAAGACGTCATGCGCGACGCGCAGACCGTCGACGACCCCGTCCGGCAGGAGGGTTTCGTTCTCCGTGAAGCCGGTGAGCAGCAGATCCTTCACGTCGACGGCGCCGAGGTAGAACTCTCGGATGCCGTTGACGATCGCGGCGAAGTCGATGCCGTCGACCCACGCGCCGACGGCGGCCATCGCGGGGCCGATGCGCTCCGACAGGGACGCGGCGAACGGCTTCAGCGACTCGGCGGCGCGGTCGACGGCGTTGGCGATCGTCGTGAACAGCGAGGGCGCGTTGTCCACGCCGGACTGCACGAACATCGCACCCAGGCGCGAGAACGCGGCGCCAATGTTCGCGAGCGCGCCGCGGGCGGTGGTGCCCGACGACAGCGCGGCGCCGCCGACGGAGGACTCAAGGGCGGCTTGGAACGAGGCGAAGTCGACCTTGCCCTCGGATACCATCTTCGCGGCCTCGTCGGAGGTGACGCCGAACTGCTCGGCAACGGCCTGCAGGATCGGGATGCCGCGGTCCTGGAACTGCTGCATCGTCTCGGTCGTCAAACGCTGATTGGTCGCGACCTTGTTGATGATGCTGCCCATCTCGGACAGCGGCGCCTTCGCGATCGTGGCGGAGTCGGCGGTGAGCTTCAGCACCCGGGTGAGCGCCTCACCCGGCGCGATGCCGGCGGCGACGGAGGACGCGGCGATCTGCGCGGACTGGTCGAGCCCGAACGCGGTGCCCTTCACCGAGGCGAGGGCGGACTCCATGATCGTGCCGACGGACTCGGCGGAGTGGCCGAGGCCGGTGAGCTGCGCCTTGGCGTCCTGGATGTTCAAGGCGCGGTCCAGGCCCTTCGCGCCGATGGCGGCGACGCTGGCGGTGGCCGCAGCGACACCGGCGGCGATGCCGACGCCGATGCCCTTCACCGCGCGGCCGAACGCCTCCTTGAACCGGCCCCCGGCCTCCGCGGCGGACGTGTTGATCTGGTCGAGCACGTCCCCGCGGAAGCCGGGGGAAGGTGGGGGGTGATGGGGACTTCGCCCGCGCCGACGATCGTCATCAGCACCCCCGGGTGTTCAGTGAGCGAAGGCGGACCTCGCAGCGAGGGAGGCGCGTAGCTGCGCGCGCTCTTCGGCGGTGACGTCGACCTCTTGCGTGTCGGGCCACGGCGTGGGCAGCTGCACCGGGTCAGGGTGCGCCTGCGTGTCGCGGTTGGCGTTCATGAACGCCGTGGCGTGCGTCCACGCGAGGAACTCGCCGTAGGTGACGGTGTGCTTCCACCCGGCGACGGAGGCGCTGGTGTGGGAGCCGAACTCGCGCTCGAGCTCGGCGACGAGGTCGACCGCCTCCCGGTAGGAGACGGTGCGGCCGATCTCGTCGAGGCTCAGTCCGAAGTAGTGTCGGAAGTCGAATCGGAGGGCCCGCCGGTGCCTTCCGACGAAGGCGTAGAGGGCGAGGATTCCCCCAGGCTGGCCCCCATCCGCTTGCCGACCTCTTCGGCGAAGCGCATGAGCATCGCAAACGCCTTGGCGCCGTCGCGCATGCCCTCGATCTTCTCGCGATCCTCCGGCCAGAGGATCTGCTCGCGCAGGTACTTCGGGATCAGCTTGTCGTCGAGCTCGTCCATCTCCATGAACAGCTCGAGGCGGTCGATGGGGATGCGCAGGTCGAGAGAGATCTCACCCTCGGACGTCTGGCACTTCAGGTGGTCTTCGACGACGAAGAAGTCGGGCTTGGGCCCAGGCTCGGGCTTGGTCTTGGTCTTGGTGGCGGTTGCCATGATGGGCCTTTCGGTCGGTGATGGGCGGGTGGGGCGGGCTGCTGGCCGGGGTGCCCATCACGGCCCCGGCCAGCAGGTTCGTCACGCGCGCGTGTACGCGCGGGGCGTGGACGCGCCGGCGGGGCCGGTCACGACGATGGGCGCCGATCCGGCCGACCCTGCGGGCAGCGCGGCCTTGATCTGCGTCGAGGACTGGATGCTGAACAGCGGCGACTCGACACCGCCGAACGTCACCGACGTCGCGCCGTAGAAGCCGTCGCCGGTGATGGTCACCGTCTGGCCCGCGGCCTGCCCAGACGGCAGCGCCGAGGACAGGGTGGGGGCGACGGTGCTGGCCGGCGGGATGAGCCACTCGCCGACGTGCTCGTTGGCGAGGCGAGGCGAGCGGCGCAGCCCGAAGGTGAGCTCGAGGCCGTTGACCTTGCCGCGCTCGGACTTGTCGAGCTTGGCCTTCATGAGGAAGACGTCGGCGACGCGGCGGCGAATCACGCCGGACTTGAAGATCTCCTCGCTGAAGGCGACGAGGTCGCCGATGTAGCCGCCGGCGTCGATGGTGATGAAGCCGTTGTCGTCGGGGGGTCTTGCCCCAGGCGATCTTGCGGGCGAGGCGGTCGTACTGGGCGAGCTTGACGACCAGCGTCGGGTCGGCGAGTCCGGTGGGGATGGAGTAGCCCTCCTGGAAGAACTTCTGCCGGTCACCGTCGGGCTCGAGGGTCCACTCAAAGCCGCCGTCCTCGGTGAGCAGGCCCGCCTTTTCGTAGGCAGGGTCGAGGGTGAGGGCGGCGCTGCCGCCCTCGGCGGGGGGTGGGCAGGGTCGTGCCTGCGGGGGCGAAGCCGAGGAACCCGGTGACCGGGATACCGACGGCGGAGATGTCGTTGCCGAACGCGTCGACCATGCTGGTGCTCCTTCGAAGCGGTGGACCGTCCGGTCCGGGTGGGTGGTTTACAGCGCCTTGCCGACGACGCTCAGGGTGAACGTCATGTAGCGCCGGGCGCGCGGCTGTGACTCGTTGACCTCGTAGGGGCCGAGCGAGCCGAGCACCGCCGCGACAGGGTTGTCGGGGTCGACGCTGGGGATCTGGGTGCGGAGGGCGTGGACGATCGCGGCGAGGTCTTCTGCGTCCTTCGGGTTCTCCTCGTTTCCAGCGATCACGGACAGTCCGACGTTGCGGCGACCGGTGAGGATCGACGTGTCGGGGCCGCCGTCGTTGCGGATGACGAGCAGGCGGGCGGGGAAGTCGCCCTTGGGTTCGCGGTTGTCGACCTCGACGTCGCGGCACACCGCCTCGGGGCGGGCCGCGAGCGCGTCGCGGTACCAGTTGACGAGGAACAGGGTCAGGTCGGAGTGGATGACGGCCGGTTCAGACACGGCTCGCTGCCTTCCCGAGGGCTCGGGCGAGGGTGCCTTCGCGGGACTCGACGATCATCGCGTGGCGCACGTCGGCGACGACGGTGGCGACCACGCCCTCGTCGGTCTGCTCGACTTCGACGTGGATGCTGTCGCGGTATTCCCCCGACGCGACGGGAGCGTCGGTGCGGGCGATGTCCGCGACGTTGTTCGCAGCGTCCTTGACGACACCGCGCACACCGTCGCCTCGCGCGAGCTCGTCGAGCGCGCTGTCGAAGAACACGGCTGCCATCAGCCCTCCCGATCTTCCAGGGGTGCCTCGATGCCCGCTTCCCAGTCGTCGAACGGGCTGACGAAGGATGCGGGCTTGACGCGGAGGTAGTAGGTCTCGTCGCCGTTGCGGATGCGGTCGCCGGGCCGGACGTCGCTGCCGACGGGTGCGAAGAGGCTGACCTCGGTGAGGATCTGCGACCGGGAGGCCGTGTCGCTGTGCGCGCTTGAGCTGGGGGCGATGAACGAGTCGGGTATCTCAAGCGTGGTCGCGTCGCGCCACTCCCCCGGCACCGTCCGGGACGGGTTGTAGGGGTCGGGGATGCTGGGTCGGCGGTCGCGGAAGATGGTCACCGCGTGCTCCGCCCGCCGGGCTGCGCGTAGGTGCCTCCGAGCTTGCGGGGACGGAAGCTGCGGGCGGTGGCGGCGTCCGCCGGCGAGAGGGCGACTTGCCCGCCGACAGCCCACGCTGCGAAGGTGCCGCCTTCGTTGAAGGGGCCCGCGGTGCGCTGGAATTGCGTCATGCCGGAGCGGGCGCGCTTGTCGATGTCGAGCGTGGCTGCGACCATCCCGGCGACGGTGGTGCGTACGAGCTCGGGAACGACGCTGTCTCCGTAGGAGTAGTCGACGCGGACGAACGACACGCATGTGTCGGACAGGCTCAGCACGGACTCGAGACGCGTGTATCGGACGGGGTGGCCGTCGTCGTCGGTCACGCTGTGCACGTCGGTGACGGGGGCTTCCGCGAGGCGCACCTCACCGGCGTGCGACCGCAGCCGGTTGGTGCGACGTCCGGGGGTGAAGGCGCGCCGGGCTTCGATGCGGAACAGCTCGGAGGCCTTCGCGAGCGCGGCGTTGACGCGCTGCTCCTCGGAGGAGGTCAGATCACGGCCGAGCGACTCTACGACGTCGCTGGGAGCGGCGAGGGGCTTGTAGTCGTCGACCATGCTCTGACCTCCTCTTCGGTGTGCGGGTGTCAGGCCGCGGTGATGGCGGGCGAGGTGCCGCCGGTGAACGAACCGGTCGCCGTGAGGGTGCCGATGCGCTCGTTGAAGGTGACGGTCTTCGCGTTGCCCGGGAAGTTGCCGCCTGCGACCTTCGCGCCGGAGACGCCGCTGAGCTCGTTGAGCTCCTTGGCGATGTCGGTGTTGGATGCGTTGTACGCGATCGCGTCCGTGGTCTCGCCGTCGACGGTGACCGTGAAGGTTCCGCCGGTGGGGGCGCCGGTGATGGTCAGCGTGTAGCTGGCCTTCTCCGATCCGCCGGCGCCGAAGGTGACCTTGATCGCGCGCTGGAACTTGAGGACGACCTCGTCGTTCTCGTCGCGGACGATCGCGCCGGTCTCCGGCTCCTGCTCGGGGTCCAGCACCGCCGTCGCGCCGGCGAAGGCGTGCACGATGGAGCGGTCCTTGAGGTGGTCGCTGTCGTAGTCCCACAGCTGGGTGACGGCGAGGCCGTTTCCGGCCGCGACGCCGCCGCCCTTCGCGACGCCGTTGGGCACGGCGGGCGCGACGGTGGCGATGGCGATGGCGGTCTCGTGCACGAAGTACGACTCGTCGTCGCCGAGCGCGTCGAGCTCGACGATCGTCCAGCCGCCGAGGCGACCGACGACACCCTCGCGCAGCGCCTCCGGCAGTCCTGCGGCGTCCACCTCGAGCAGCTTGTCGTGGGTGGCGATCGCCTCAGAGACGTTCGCGCCGACGAGCCAGTACCGACCGGTGAGAGGCCAGTGAGCCTTCTGCGCGAGCTTGCGCGCGCGGACGGCGACCTTGCGGGCGTCGCTCTCGACCGCATTGCCCGAGGCGGGGTTGAACGTCACCCCGAAGACGAACGACGCCACACGCAGCGCGCCGACGACGATGTTCTCGAAGAAGTCGAGGATCGCCTGCACCTGCGGCGCCTGGACGTCACGGACGTAGTCGACCTCGTCCAGCGTCTCCTCCTCCGGCGACAGCGCGACGGCGCTGTAGATGTGCCGGTTGAGCTTCACCTGGATCTTGCTGCCGGCGAGACGGTCGACGACGATCGCGTCGTCACCACGCCACGGCTTCTCGCGCGCGACGAGCACGGCGGGGCGCTTGATGTTGACGACGTCGCCCTCGGCGCCCTTGAAGTCGGAGATGCCGAACTTGTAGGTGAACAGCCCGGGGGCCTTCACCTGGCGGCGGAGCAGAGCGAGCGCGGTGGCCGCGAGCTTCTGCCCCTTGACGAAGATGTTTGCCACGATTCCTCCTCAGGATGGTTGGTGGCCCGTGAGCGTTCGTGGCGAACGTCTCCGGGGGTGTCAGCGCGCGGTTGCTGCGTTGACGATGTCGTCGGCCGACATGTCACCGTCGCCGATCTGCTCGCCGTCGCCCTGCCCGTCGGACGACGGTGCGGCGGGCTTCTTCGGCATGAGCTCGAGCAGCTCGTCGGCGTGCGCCTCGAGCTCCTCCTTGGTGGACCCACGAAGCGCGGAGACGGGCACGCCCTTGGCCTTCGCGACCTCCGCTGCCGTTGCGGCTGCGGCGTCCTTCGCGTCTCGGTCGGCGAGGCGCTTCTCGGCGGCTTCGGCCCGGGCGAGGAGTTTCTCCTGCTCGGTCTTGTTCGCCTCTTCAAGCTCGTCGAACTTCTTGGCCTTCTCGGCGTTTGCCTTGGCCTGCTCCTCGTTCTTGCGGGAGAGTGCCTTCCACTTCTCGGCTTCGGCGCGCGCCTTCTCGAGGTCGCTGGCGCCGCCCGTTTCGGGCTTGTTCTCGCCGCCGTCGCCGCCGCCCTGGTCACCGTCGAGGTAGCGCAGGAACGGACGGTGCCAGCTCGGGGCGGGCAGCGGGCCGAGGGTGGGTCGGATGTCGGACATGGTGATGATCCCCGTTTCGGAGTGGTGAAAGCGACCCCGTTTCGGGGTCACCGGACCCGCGGGTGCGGGTGGTCAGGTGAGATCGTCGGGGCCGGTGAAACGGTCCTGACGCCAGGTGAGGGTGGGGCCGAGCTCGCCGTGCTCGCGGGTAACGATGAGGTCGGTGAAGTCGGAGATGCGGCGGCCCTTGGCGTCCGTCTTTCCGCGGCCGAGGTCGACGGCGCTGCGGTCGAACCGACCAAGCTGCTCCCAGATCGCCGAGTGCGTCTCCTCGACGATGTCGCGGTCGATGACGACGCCCGGGTCGTACGCGGCGCGCACGCCACGCTCCCCGCAGTCGCATCCCGGGTGGAGGGGCTGCAGCTCGCCGGCGCGGTAGCGCTGGGTCGCGGCGATGACACACAGGGCGCAGTTCTCGTTGCCGGAGAGCACCCGCACGGTGTACTCGAATCCGGTGGCGGCGTAGGCGTCCCGCGACTGTCGGTTCCGCGCCTGCTGCAGGTCGCTCGCCACGATCGCGAGCAGCCGCGCGCGGCCGGCGCTGCGCGCGTCGTCGAAGCTGGCCCCGCTCGCGAGCGACGAGTAGGCCGCGATCGCGGGCCGGCGGTACACCTCGGCCGTGGGGACGCCGCGGTAGCCGAGGACGCTGTCCCGGTTGACGACGGGCATGGCGCCCATGGGCTGACCCTCGAGTGCGGCGAGGCGCTGCACGAACGCGTTCGCCAGGGTCGCCGCCCGCATCTGCCCACCCTGCACGGTCGGGGCGACCCGACCGATCATGCGGTCGACGTCTTCGTCGCGGAGCTCGCGGGATCCGTCCCACACCGCGGCCGCGTAGGCCAGGGTGCCGGAGCGGATCACCGCGCTCTGCCGCATGTACGCAGCGGTCAGGGTGTCAGCCGTCAGCTCCGCCATCGGTGATCGCTCCCGTCAGCGCCGCCTGCTGCAGCATCTCCGTCGCACGGTTGGTCTCTTCGCGGTCGACCTCGTCCGGGGACATGCCCCAGATCTTCTCGTCGATCCACCGCTGCGACTTGCCTGCCCCCTTCGCGGCTAGAGCGGCCGCGGCCTTCTCGGTGAGGGAGACGTGCTCGGGCGACTCGAAGGTGACCTCGATGGTCTCCCCCTCGTCCATGCCGAGGATGCGGAGCGCAGCGAGCAGGGACGCCTCCATTGGTGCGCGGGACCGGTTGATGCGGTCGCGCGCCTTCTGGATCTCGCCCTTGTGCGCGTTCGCGGCGCCCGCGGCCGACTGGTTCTGCCCCTCGGGGATGAACACGTCGATCGGGGTGCGCATGACGGCGGCGAAGTCGCGGGCGTCGGTCTTCTCCCCCTCGAGGAGGGGGCGGATGTCGACCGCTTCGGACTCCCAGACGTCGATCCCCTCGGGGAGGTCGATCAGCGCGCCGGGGGCGAAGTCGAGGCGCTTGCCCCAGTCGATGTCGTTGCCGTCGTCGTCCTTGTCGGGGAGGTTCTTCAGCGCGCGGGCCTTGAACGCCTGGTAGGCCGTGACGACCAGACGCTGCAGCTTGCCGAGGTTGATGCGGTCGATAACGTCGATGTGCGGCTCGAACTCGGCGATGCCGTCCTCGTTCTCCATCGCGAACACGGGCACGGGCCCGTCGTACAGCTCAGGGTCTCCGTCGAGCACCCATCCCTCGGCGACCTCGCCGCGGATGGTGCCGCTGTCGGTCTTGACGTCGCGGACGAAGCGCTGGCGGATGCCGGGCACCCACACCTGCGCGTAGTCCTTCTGTGCGTCGTTGTCCCGCCACGCGCGCAGCGCCGCGCGAGCACGCCACGGCTGCGAGGGGTCGGGCGCTGTGATGACCTTCTCGGGGGGGCTCGGAGGTGATGACCGGCTCGCCGTCGCGGATGCCGGTGATGAGGTACGACACCCGGACGGAGAGCATGGTGCGAATGGCGTCGGCGAACACGACGGAGAGGCGGTTGTCGCGCCAGACGCGCCGCAGCGCGAGCACAGCGGGGTTCGTGCGGGACGCGCCCACGCTCACCCCGGTGGGGACGATGCGGCCGGCCAGCGACTGGCAGGCGAGGCCTGCGTAGTTCGTGCGCGCCTTCCGCTGGAACGCCTTCCACGAGTCCTTCGTGTTCTGGCCCATCTCCGGCATCGGCGCGTTCCCGGACGCGTACGCCCGCAGCGTGGCGATCGTCCCGGCCCGGGCATCCATGCGCTTCGCCAGGATCGGCAGCCATTCCTCCGGCGTGCTCGCCATCGGCCACCCCCTATCTCAGCTGTCGCGGCATCCGGCTCCGCGAGCTCGCGGTGACGCCCTTACCGATCGCGTCGTTGCCGGCGGCGAAGGCGAACGCAGCCCCGTAGGTCGCGTCGATCTTGCCGTAGTCCTGGTTGTCGTCGGCCTTCTTCAGTACGTACCCCGCGCGGCGCGGGTCGCGACGGGCGTTGAGGAAGTGCCGGATCACAGCCGGGTCGCCGTCGAAGGTGACCTCGACCTGACGAATCGAGGAGTAGAGCTGGTCGAACGTCTCGCAAGTGCGGGTAACGTCCTTCTGCTTCCACCGGATCGGCTCGGCGACGCTCATCTTCGCCTTCAGGCGCTTGTGGTGCGCGGCCTCCCACGACTTCACCTCGCCCGCCCATCCGGCGGACGGGTCGGCGTAGAACCCGACCACGTTGTACTCGCGGAACGCCTTCGCGACGGCCTGCTCGATCTCGAGCTTCGGCGGCCGCCAGCCCTCGCCCGTGGGCCCGTCGGGCTGCTCCCACATGCCGATGAGGAAGAAGTGCCGCTGCGTCACGGAGTAGCCCATGAGCACGGTCGAGTCGGCGAGGTGCTTGTCCTTGCGTCCCTCGGATCCGTCGAAGCCGAGCGTCACCGGCTCCGAGCGCCCGACGGTCTTTCCGGCGCCCGCTTCCACGCACGCGCGGATCTCGGGGTCGGACACGTACGCGTCGCGCGCGGCGTCGATCTGGTTGAGGAAGTCGGCGCGCATGACGGCGGGATCGTTCGCGGTGTCGAAGAAGTCCAGCGCACCGCGGTGCACGTCGAACCATCCCGGCGCGCACGGCGGATCGTGCAGCAGGCACCCGTCGACGTGCTTCGCAGAGTCGCCGTATGCGATGCGCAGCCCGTGCACGAGCGAGTCCATGTCGTCGATCTGGGTGCTCGCCGGCGCGGGCCGGTGGTCGAAGTAGATCGACCGGACGTCCTCGAGGTTCTTGTACTTCCCGGACTGGATGTCAGACCAGAACTCGAACGACTGCTCCGCCACCGACCGCTCGCCGAGCGTGTACGCGTTCGGGGTCTCGATCGTGACCCCGCCCAGCTTGGTCGCGTTGTTGCGGAGCGTCTGCGCGAGCTTCACGCCACCGTTCGAGCGCACCCACGTCTCGGTCTGGTCGAGGGACGCCGCGACCGCCTTGAATCCCTTGATGGTCGTCGCCGAGGACGTGATGGGGACGATGCGGCCACGCTCGAGCGCGACGAAGGAGTCCATCGGCTCGAGGTTGAACTCGTCGGGCGCGGACCCCTGCCGGAGCATCTCGAGCAGAGGCTCCCAGGTGTTCTTCGTCTGCTCCTCCGACACCGCGGCGATCGCGACGTACGGGGTGCGCACCTTCGACCAGGGCTTGCCGACCGGCTGCCCGTCAGCATCCCACCCATCGGGCACGACGTCGAAGATGCCCTCGGCGATCATGATGCCGCCGACGAACGGCGACTTGCCCCACCCGCGAGGGCGGATGAGCGAGCCGCGGTGGATCATGCGGCGCCCGGTGACGGGGTCGATGCGGTAGAGCTCGTTGAGGAACTCCTGCTGCTCCACGGTGAGCACGAACGGGTCGAAGATGTCGTCGTCGCCGGCATCCGGGCGGCCGAGGTACGCGGCCATCTGATCGGCAATCGCCCACCCGAGGGTCGGGAAGTCACCCTCGAACTGCGGCACCCACGGCATCAGGCGGAGTCCTTTCTGGTGATGCCGCGCATCCGGTCTCGCGACGACGTCGCGCGGTCGACGCGCTCGGCCGACTCGACCTCCGCCGTCGTCGCGAGCGCGAACTGCATGCGCAACCGCGCGCGGTCCTCGGGGGTGAAGCCGTACTTGGCCTCCCGCAACCGCAGCTCGCTGGCGAGCTTGAAGTCGCCCTTCCAGAACTGCGCGTGGATCATCGCCGTCTCGGCGAGGTACGCCCAGTCCATCTCGGTGAACTCTGCGGCGAGCGGATGCCGCGAGAGCATCTCCCACCACGTCTTTGTCGTGGCCGGCCAGGTGAAGCGCTTCTTGACGACGGTGGCCTCGCCGGCGTCGTCCTTTCCCACCGCGTCGAAGTAGAGCGTCGGGAGCTTCGGCTGCGATGTCGGCTGGATCTCGAGCACGCGCAGCTCGACCGCGTCCTTGTTCCGGCGCGCTCGCTTGCTGGCGTCCTTGGGCGCGGGTCCGCGTCCTGGCATCTGTCACCCCGTTTCGGGTCGCCGCCTGCCCGTTTCGGGCTCGACAGCACGAGGCCGATACGCCCCTCTCTCGCATCCGCCCCAGTCGGCGCACATCGGCGCCGAGATCGGCCGCGCACGGGGCGCAGGGCCACGCTCAGGGGCACATGGGCAGAATCCCCAGACCCGTACACACTGCGAACAACAGCCCCTCTCCGCGACAACGGGGGCGGAGGCGGGGGGGTCCCCGGGTGGGTCTGGGAGGCGGTCAGCGGCGGCCTGGATGCTTCTCGCGCGGATGACTCGCTGAGGGACGCCACACGGCTCGACGCGCTGTCGCGGCCTCCTGCTGCGTCTCCCTGTTGTGGTGCCACGAGCAGAGAGTGCGCACGTCGGCGACGGTGGTGCGCTCACCCGGTTTCCACTGAGACAGGTGCGCAGCTTGCAGACCGTTCGTCTCCGTGCAGCGTGTGCCATCGGACAGGTCAGCGACACATCGGTGACCATCGCGCTCGAGGCACGCGGCACGCACAGCAGCGGGCACGTGCGTCGGTCGGCTGTTCTCCCACGGCATCAGCGTCCACCTACCCGTGCAGCTTGAACTTGTCGGCGCCCATCTCGAATAGGCCGCGAGACGTGCCGCGGTACTGGGTGGCGGGAGTCACGACGGACACGGCGGAGGCATCTCGCTCGATCAGCGACTCCCGGGTGTACTCGAAAACGAGCGCCCACCCCATCGCCATAGGCTCCCCGGTCTCCTCGTCGTCGTCGTGGGCGCGACGTAGATGAACTCCTCGACGGCGGCAGCGAGCTTGTCCCGGGCGGCGTCGCGCGCCATCGCTCATCAGTTGCTCCCCCTCAGCACGGTGTCACCGTCATCGTCCTCGACGTCATCCACGCGGACCGCCTC